GTGTGCTCTCGTAATCCGTTCTTATTCTTTCCGCGATACTGATAAAACGTGAAAGTTTAGGCAGTGCAATTGGGTAAACAACTTTAGCCAGTCCATTATCATTAGATCCACCGGTTCCAAATACTTCTATTGCACCATCTGACCAGCGTATCCATGCACCATTGGCATTAGCTCCTCGCTGAATGACATATCTGGCTTCTCCCAAACCAAGGTATGTGAGAAGACCAGTTACATCCTTTCCACTCAAATTAGTCAGCGTATTGTCCAGCGGTTGTTTACCTGCCAGTGCATTAAGCATTGTCGTGGCAAAGTTCGGGTCATTCCCCAGCGCCGCCGCCAGTTCGTTCAGTGTATCCAGTGCCGCAGGTGCAGAACCCACCATTGCCGCAATCGCCGATTTCACAAATGCCGTGGTGGCAATTTGTGTATTGTTGACCGACTGTGCCGCAGTAGGTGCGGTTGGCGTTCCGGTGAGTGCCGGACTCGACAGCGGCGCTTTCAGTGCCAGCGCATTGTTAATGGTGGTACTGAATTTCGGATCATTGTTAATGGCTGCGGCAATTTCTTTCAGTGTGTCCAGCGTGGCTGGCGCACCGTTAATCAGAGCAGTAATAGCGGCCTGAACAAACTCAGTGGTCGCAATCCGCGTGGTGTTATTTCCTGCTGCAGGCGTCGGCGCTTTTGGTTCTCCGGTAAATGTCGGATTATGTTTCTGCGCATACTGGGAATGAGGATCTTGTGCGGCAATGTGGTTTCTCATCTGGTCATCCACATACAGCTTTAATTCCAGGACTTCATCATCCACGTATTTACGGGTTGCCAGCACTACAGCAGGGTCGATTTTCAGGGTGATATTGTCCGTACTGCTGGTAATCAGCACCATGCGCACGGTCTGGGTGCGCCCGCTGCCTTCAGCCAGTTGCGGCTTATAGCTTTCCGGGCAGTTGCCCACGGCAATCAATGCCCCGGACTCATCAAACAGGCCCACTTCACGTATCCACCAACCGCCCTCGTTTTCAGGGATCACCTGTTCAGCAATAATCTGGCTGCTGTTCTGCGGGTCGATGTACAGCATATTCAGCGCAGCCCGGCGTTTCTCATTTACTAATGCTGTCTGCTTTGCGTCCGGCGTTGGCAATGTTCCGCCGCCATCGCCTACCGCCATATGGGGAATTTTTAAAGGCACACCGAGCGCGGCGGCGCTGGCAAGTTTCGCCGCGCCAATATCCGTCAGCAGGGTATAAAATTTTGTGCTCATGGATTCACTCTCATTGTGTCAATAACATGGACCGCCCCGCCTTCATGCGCGGTGCCGCCAGAAATAATTGTTTCGTTGATATACGGATAGATCGTGATTTCTTCGCCAAGATAGCTTGCAGCCCCCACCCAATATGGACCGCTGGTCTGCAGGTTGATGGACATGCCGATCATGTGGCGGCTACATGGTTTGGCATCGCTTATCAGTCGCTCAAGTTCCAGATAGGTATCTTCAGTGATGCCCTGGTCCTGCACGCCGATATCCAGACGAAACGTGCCCGGTGTTTCTCCGGTATGCCACCACTCAATAATGCGGATCAGAAAGCCGAACGGCTCCACCACCCGCCGCACGGCACTGGTGGTCCCTTTATGCTGATGAATATAAAAAGCATCCTTCACCACCTGGCGCTTGACGCTTTCTGTCCAGCTCTCGTCCCAGCGATCCACAGAGAACGCCCAGGCGAGATAAGGCAGGAAACTGACCGGACAGGTTGCCGGATTCCACAAGTCACGCAGCGGCACCTGCAGATCAGTAATCCCGCTGCAGGTTTGCGCCAGTCGGCGCTCCAGTGAAGTTGAACCCGGTGGCAGCAGACTATTCATCCGTTCCTCCGTTGGTTACGCTCCACTGCGTACATGATGCCGCCTGTGTTTTGTTCAGGACCACATCCGCCAGCGGCGAAGCCAGCTCCACACGCTGCACACCCTCAACATGCAGGGCGGCAAAGATGGCGCTACGGCGAATATCCCGGCCAAGACGCGTCTGACTGGCGATGTACTTCTGCAGACTGGCTTTTGCCGCTGCCATTACCGGCTCTGCTTCCGGTCCCGGATAGAGAAAAATGGTGGCTTCCACGCGGTACGGGATGATTTCTGCGCTGCGAACCGTCAGACGGTCAGCCACCGGGCGGACGTTCTCACTGTTCAGGGCTTTCTCCACCACATCCAGCAAGTCTTTTTCTGCTGTTCCATCGCCTTCGCGGCTAAGGACAGTCAGCACCACCTCTGCAGGTGCTGGACTGGTTGCACTGGCATCCGCCACCCGACCGTCGGCGCTTCGGGCATGAAATTCATAAGCTGCGGTTGGCCCCGCAACTGAAAGCCCCTCAAAGGCTGCAGGCACACGCAGGCGTAACGCTTCATCGCTTTCCATCACAGCCGCAACGGGCGGTGCAGCGTCATTATCAGCAGGCGTCACCGTCAGGCGTTTCACGTTGTAATTGGCAGCGAGCTGGTCCAGATCGCTCCCTATGGCATAAGCCACCATCACCGCCTGCGCGGCTTCGTTAATGCGCTGGCGCAGAAGCAACTCACGGTAAGCGTTCTCCTGCAACAATTTGGTAACGGGTTCAGATTCCAGTTCCAGCGTACGCATCACTGCTTCCTGCTCATCTTTCGGATGAAGCGCCACAAATTCTGCCTTGCGTTCGGCAAGCAGCGTCTCAAAGTCCGGCACATCCACAATTTGCGGCGCAGGTAACTGCGAAAGGTCAATCACTGCCATTCTCTGCTCCTGTTGATACGGAAAGGGAAACTGGCACACCGCTATTGCGCCGCCCGGTCAGCTCCACCACCATTGAACCGTCAAAATTACTGTTTATGGTGATGGAATCCAGCGTCAGCCGTGGCTCCCAGCGACTCAGCGCCACATACACTGCCGACATGACCTGCAGGCGTAACGCCGGATTTTGTGGCTGGTCTATCAGTGCCAACAGCAGGGAACCATATTCACGACGGGTAATGCGGCTACCCTGCGGCGTCAGCAGAATGTCCCGCACCGACTGGCGCAGATGGTCAATATCAGTAATGACTTTGCCGCTGGTATTGTTCATCCCGCTATAAAGCGTCATACCGGACCTCCGGTTGTGTCGCCGCCTTTCAGGACGCCTGTATGCTGATGCGCATCAACCACGATCCCGTTAGAACTCATCGCTCCGCCGCCCTGGGTAACGCCACCATTGATCACCACTTCGCTGTTAATACGCGTGCGGTCAGCCTCCAGTACAAACTCACTGGTTTTCATGGTGATGTTGTCAGCGGCCTCAATGACCATTGATTTGATGCCCCTGACATACCAGCTCCCGGTGGCGGGGTCGTATTCAAACCAGCCACCGTCAGGATGTTCTGTCACGCAAGCGTTCGCCGACGTCGATGGTGGCGCGAACTGATTCGAATAGACAGCGGGCAACGCAAAGGCGGTTTCCAGATTGCCACCCAGACTCAGCAGCACCACCTGCTCACCTTCCGATGGTCGCCACCATGTGCGGGCATTCCCGGCACGCAGCGTCAACCAGTTAATCCAGTTGGTTTCAAGGTTGCCCGTTTTCACCCGGCAAAGCCAGTTTTCCCGGTCCACTTCGGTGACTACACCAGTGCGGATCAGATTGGTGATAAGGCGCATGATTTCGGTTAATTGTGCGTTCATAATTTGATAATGAAAGAACGCATCAAAGATATAAATAATATTGAATTGTAGGGACTATGATACAAATCTTACAACTAAGCACTCATAGCTCTTTTAAAGTCGCCAGCATACAACTCTAAAGCCTCCTTCAGGTATTTGTTTTCGTTTTCCAACCATGTATGAATATAATTAAGAGCGAGATCACTAGGTTGAGAATTACAAATACCTTTTGCTTGCTTTAGCAAATAGATACCATTTGACAATGCCAACTCGACTGTTACTCGCTCTCCCCACCGAGTTAAAACCTTGTATATATAACTTTCACCATTGATAACTTTTTCTTTATATGAAGCCAAGCAGTGCTTCATTTCTTTACCCTCTTTAATCAACTTGTTTATTGAGTTGATATACTCTATTCCGTCAATAACCTGTATGCTTGGCTCATCCAAGAAAATATCCTTTTCAAGATAGGTCGTCGAATTTCTCAACCGTAATGACCACTTATCATGAAGGTTTTTCACATCTTCCCTACTATTACAATTCATAACCATTGTCTTGGCAGATTTTATACCTATGTTTTCGCCT